CATCACAGGTACAGGCGACGATTCAATCATCATGGTAAACCGCGAAGCGTTTACATGGTACGAAGGTGCCGGACCACTACAACTCCGTACTAACATTGTTGGTACAGGTCAGGTTGAAGTTGGCTACTACGGCTATGGCTCAGCAGTTACTTTGACTGCTGGCGGTGCGTTCACACTTAACCAGAACGCTTAATTAATCATGCCGGGGGGGTTGCTCCCGATCTCCCCGGCAGTTGTTTAGAGAGGACGAAATGCCAAGTATTATCACAGCTACACAGTTGAGAACTGTGCTTGGTGTTTCGTCTGCTCTTTACAATGATGCTTATCTCGATGACATCATCGATACATCTGAGGCAGTTATCTTGCCTTTGCTCACAACTTTTGCAGCACCAGTTGAAAAGGTTTCGCTGACTGATAATGTCGCAACCTTTCAGACAGTAGGAATTCATGAATTTACCGAGGGACAATCAGTTGTCATCGCTGGATGCGGAACACCATTTAACGGCACTCGAACAGTCAATGCTGATGTCGATGCGTACACATTTACAGCAAACATCACTAATGCCGATGTTCTCGAACGAAATGTCATTCCTAGCGGATCCGCAACACTTACAGGCGCTTCAACGTATGTTGGAGTTGCAGCAGTCGAATCCGCAATCCTTGTAGTTTCAGTTGAAGTATTCCAATCTCGTACTGCTCCAGGTGGACAAATTGAAGGCGTAGATTTTGCTCCGTCTCCTTATCGTATGGGGCGCAGCTTGTTTAACCGTGTCGTGGGCTTACTTGGTCCATACATCGATGTCGAGACAATGGCGCAGTAATGCCAAGCACAATTCTCTCGGCTGTTCGTACTCCTCTTGCCACAGCTTTATCTGGGGTTTCAGCAAACGTATTTAGTTACGTCCCTGAGTCAATCCCGGCTCCTGCTGTTGTTCTCGTTCCGGATTCTCCGTATTTGGAGTTTGAGACAATCGGCAAGGGAACCTTTCGATGCAAGATCAATATGACGATTACTTGCTGCGTTGCTTACAACAGCAATCCGGCATCACTCGATAATATTGAGCAATTAATAACAAGTGTTGTGGCGGTTATACCAAATGGATATGAAGTCCAGGCAGTTGAACGACCAACAGTAACAACAGTAGGCGCTAGCACATTGCTGGTCGCAGATATACGCGTGTCCACATGGTACACGCAGACAGCATAAGGAGAAATCATGCCAACAACCGTAATCACGGGGCGCGACCTAGTCCTGACCATTGCAACGGTAAATTACGATGCCCAGACAACTAGCGTCACACTCACAAACACACCAACCATCGATGTCTATCAGACACTAGATGGCAAGGCTTACAAGCACGTTGATGACCAATGGGAACTAGCGGTCGAATTGCTAGCAGACTGGGGCGCAACCGGATCACTATTTGAAGCAATGTGGTCAGCAGCTGATGCCAATCCAAATACAACTCTTGCAGTTTCACTAACTGCTGTAACTGGTGCAGTATTTGCTTGCAACGTACTTCCTGTATTCCCATCCGTAGGCGGTGGAGCACCAGGAGCACAGACTGATTCTTGGACTCTTACAGTCGTGGGAACTCCAGCAGACACATTCAGCTAAAATCTAACAAACGGGAGCAAACATGAAAAAGTCAATAACAATTACTTATCAGTCGGGGGATCAGGCTACGTTTGTAGCCTATCCACCTGATTTCGTAAAGTGGGAATTAGCAACAAAGAAATCCATTGGTGAGTTTGCCGGTATGCACGACATTCTTTATGTGGCACATAGTGCTTACAAAAGAGAAGCCGGTGGCAAGCCAACCAAGTCTTTCGAGATTTGGATGGAGAGCGTTGTTGATGTCGAGGTCGGGGTTGATAACCCAAAAGCCATCGACGAGGGAGTATCAGCCGACTCATAATCGAGTTAGCGATAGCGACTCGAATTCCTATGAGTGAATGGACATCCGCTGAGGATATCCTTACTGCTATGGAGATTTTGGAGGAGCGCAATGGCAACTGACCCAATCAGTTATGATAAACAAGAATTGCGCGGAATCATCAAAGCCTTTAAAGCGATGGATGACGCAGCTGTTGAAGCTGCTAAAAAGGAATCATCTGCTCTTGCTCAATATGCTTCTGAACAGATTAAGAAAACGGCAGGTACTCGTACAGTTTCAGGAGTGGCTGCTCGTCGTATTGCTGATGGAGTTTCGATAAGTAAATCCAGTAAGGTCGGTGAGTTTTCATACGGCTTTGCTCGTCAGAAGTTTAGTGGTGGCGGTTCAACTTTGGATCTGCTTTACGGTATGGAATTTGGTTCCAATCGTTTCAAGCAATTTCCGACTCGAACACCAAGAAAAGGTAACGGTAATTCCGGTTACTTTATTTACTCTACATTGCGAGCAATTCAACCAGAATTGATCAAGCAATGGGAGGAAGCATTTGATCGCATCTTAAAGGAGTGGGACTAATGGCAGGTAATAGAACTCTCAAACTCTCCATCCTTGCAGATGTCGATAACTTAAAAAAGAGTCTTGATTCTGGTTCCAAAGATGTTCAAACCTTTGGCGATAAGATCGAAGGTTTTGGAAAGGTCGCGGGTGCCGCGTTCCTTGCTGCTGGCGCAGCTGCTGCTGCATATGCTGGGAAGTTAGCAATCGATGGTGTTAAGGCTGCAATCGAGGATGAAGCAGCTCAGATTAGGTTAGCAACATCTTTAAGAAATGTTACTGGTGCAACTGATGCACAGATTGCTGCAACAGAAAATTACATTACTAAAACCTCTTTGGCTACAGGTGTAACCGATGATGTACTCCGTCCAAGTTTAGATCGTTTGGTTCGATCTACCAAGGATGTAGAGGAAGCACAGAAGTTACAGACTATTGCTTTAGATATTGCTGCTGGTACTGGCAAAGATTTAGGATCAGTAACCGAGGCATTAGGTAAAGCCTATGATGGCAATTTTGGAGCCTTGAAGCGCATCGGCGTGAGCATGGATGAAAACATCATTAAGTCCAAAGACTTTGATGCTGCAACTTTAGTTTTATCTGAAACCTTTGGTGGACAAGCTGCTACTCAGGCTGAAACCTATGAAGGCAAGTTGGCTCGTCTTAGTGTGGCATTTAATGAAGGCAAGGAAACCGTCGGTGCTTATATCCTGGATGCGATTACTCCATTAGTTGAGAATCTTGTGGATAAGGTCATTCCGGCTTTTAGCGATATTGCCACCACTATAAAAGATGATGTTGGTCCAGTATTTAAAGCATTTTTTGACACTATCAAAACAGTATTTACGCCTATTCTTGATGGTCTTAGAAAAATATTTACATCTATTAAAAACGCTGTGATGGCAAACAAAGATGAATTTGCTGCCCTAATGCCAATCTTTAAAGACATTGTAGATTTTGTTAAAAACTTCCTTGCCCCTGTATTTGGTACAACTTTAAAAGTAGCCTTTGGTATTTTGGCTGCTGGTATTACACCTCTGGTAAATGCCTTTGCAAAAGTTGCAGGATTGATCGGCGATTCATATAACAATCTAAAGAATTTCATTTCTCTTGTTAAGAATAATCCTTTAGTCAAAGGTATCTCAGGAGCCATCGAAAACATCTTTGGTGGAGGTAAAGCGTCGGGCGGTCCAGTAGCTGGAGGCACAACTTACCTAGTGGGCGAAAAGGGTCCAGAACTCTTTACTCCAGGATCCAGCGGAAACATCATCCCAAACAATCGCTTAGGCGGTGGTGGTGGAACCATCAACATCACGGTAAACGGAGCCTTGGATGCTGAAGGTACTGCTCGCCAAATTGTGGACATTCTTAATCGAGCAACAGCTCGTGGTGGGTCAGGTTCAGGAGCGCTGGTATATCCATGAGCCAATGGACTCCTGAATGGCAATTAACCATTAATGGCGGTGGGGATTACACAAATCTAACCATTGCCAATTTAAACATTACTTCTGGTCGCACAGACATTTATTCTCAGCCTTACGCTGGATACTGCAATGTTCAGATTATCAATCTGGATCAATCACCGATCGTCATCGATGTCAATGATCAAATCATTATCAGGGTCAAAGATTCAACCGGAACATTTGTAAATATCTTTGGTGGTTATGTCACAGATATAGACGTAGAAGTCACTCAGGCGTCCTCTACGGCGATTTCAGAGATCATTAGTGTTACGGCTATGGGTGCGCTTTCTAAACTGCCTAAGACCCTTACAGAGGGTGTTTTAAGTAAAGATTTTGATGGCGATCAGATTTATACTATTTTGAGTCAAGTCTTATTTAATACTTGGAATGAAGTCCCAGCAGCTACAACTTGGGCTACTTATAATGCGACGACAACCTGGGCAACGGCTGAAAATTCCGGACTTGGAGATATAGATCAACCAGGTGATTACGAATTGACCTCTCGATCATCCAGTATCACGGATGTTTATACTTTAGTAGCTTCTTTGGCGACTTCTGGACTTGGTTATCTTTATGAGGATGCAGAAGGACGGATTGGTTATGCCGATAGTACTAGGCGTAATACTTATCTTGCAGCTAACGGATATGTTGATTTAACTGGTAATCATGCTTTGGCTCGTGGCATTAGAACTCAAAAGCGCTCGGGTGATGTTAGAAATAATGTAACAATTACTTATAAAGCAAACGCTCAGGAATCAGCACTTGATGCAGAATCTATTGCTATTTATGGACAACAGGCTTATCAGATTACAACTTCTTTAGAAAAGTCAGTAGACGCCTTGGCTCAGGCTCAGTTTTATTTAACACTCAGAGCCTTCCCCGAAGCCCAGTTTAGATCCATAACTTTTCCAATTTCTAATCCTGAAATTGACGATAATGATCGAGATTCTTTATTGGGTGTTTTTATGGGTATGCCATTAAATATCACACAATTACCAGCCAATATTAATAATGGTGAGTTTCAAGGGTTCGTCGAGGGATGGACTTTTACGGCAGGTTACAATTCTCTCTATTTGACCTTGACGGTATCTCCGACGGCTTATAGCCTCCAGGCTATGCGCTGGAATGGGGTGCCTATTACTGAACATTGGAACACAATTAACGCAGGACTCGATTGGATTAACGCTACAATAGTAGCCTGATAAAGGAGAAACATGGCAACCACAACTAACTTCGGCTGGGAAACACCTGACGATACAGACCTCGTCAAGGACGGCGCAGCTGCTATTCGTACCGCTTTAGGTGGCGTTGATACGTCCTTTGTTGATTTAAAGGGTGGAACAACTGGTCAAGTATTATCTAAGGCTTCTGGTACTGATCTTGATTTCTCCTGGATTGCTCAAGACGACATGAGCTTGACAATCAATGCTCAAACTGGTGCAAGTTACACGCCTGTTTTGGCTGATGCCACAAACACAATTATCACAATGGATAATGCTTCAGCAAATACTTTTAACATTCCAACAGACGCAAGTGTTGCATTTGACATTGGAACAGTATTAAACATTTACATGAAGGGCGCTGGCGTTACAACAATTACTGCAACAACACCAGGTACAACAACTGTTGTTTCAGCAGGCGCAACAATTGGTTCGCCAGTTTTAGCACGTTATAAAACCGCAAGCGCGATTAAGTTAGCTGCTAATTCATGGACAGTTATTGGTGGCATTGCGTAATGCGTAACCCAATTCTTGGAATTACAAACAGTTTTTCATCAGACATTAGTGTTCAGTATCTTGTCGTTGCAGGTGGTGCGGGCGGTGGTGAAAACTACGGCGGTGGCGGTGGTGCAGGTGGATTTAGAACCGCGACAAATTTTAGCTGCGGCAAAGGTATTGGTTTCACAGTTACAGTCGGTGGTGGTGGAGCAGGTGCAACTGGTGACACAGGCGGGTTGGGAACAAATGGTTCCAATTCTGTATTTTCAACAATTACATCTACAGGCGGTGGTGCTGGTACAGGTGCGAGCGTAAATCCTGCTAACAATGGCGGTTCAGGTGGTGGCGGTCGTGGTATAAATTCACCAGGAACTGCGGGTACTGGAAATACACCATCAACATCTCCTTCACAAGGTAACAATGGCGGTGCTGGAAACTCTGAAGCAGGCGGTGCTTACGGCGCAGGCGGTGGTGGAGGTGCAAATTCAGGTGGTGGTGCTGGCACTTACTACAAAGGTGGAGACGGCGGAAGTGGAACGGCTTCATCAATTACTGGGTCATCAATTACATATGCAGGCGGTGGCGGTGGTGGTGCTCGATTTACCACTGGCACAGGCGGTGCAGGTGGCGCTGGTGGTGGTGGTGCTGGCGGTGGGCAAACAGTCGCAGGAACTGCTGGAACAGCCAACAGAGGTGGCGGTGGCGGTGGCGGTGGTTCAGGTAGCGCAGACGGTGGCAATGGCGGTTCAGGCATTGTCTATCTCAAATTTCCAGACAGTAATTCATTAACGGTCGGCGCAGGATTAACTTCAACAAACACCACTAGCGGCGGGTTCAAGATTTACACATTTACTGCTGGGACAGGGACGGTGACTTTTTCCTAATGGCACACTACGCATTTCTAAATGAAAACAACATTGTCACTGAAGTTATTGTTGGCATTGATGAAACCGAATTGATCGAGGGTTTAGACCCCGAAATTTGGTATGGCAATTTCCGCAATCAAATTTGCAAGCGGACTTCATACAACGCATCAATTCGCAAAAACTATGCTGGCATTGGTTTTGAATACGACGTTGTTTTAGACGCATTTATCCCGCCAAAATGTCATGACGAAGCAATTTTAAATGAAATTGTTTGTAGATGGGAATGTTTAAATGTCGAACATCAAACCGAAACTATCTAAATCAGTTGTTCAATTAAGAGAACAGGCAGACGATGCTTATCCAGATCGAAAGCGTGACTCGGACGGGACAATCGGAGACGCCAAGCACTCAGCCCGAAAGAGCGATCATAACCCTGACCCTGATTCAGGGATTATCCGCGCTCTCGATCTCGATGTTGATTTCGACAAACAAGCCTCTACAGCTGCTTACATTGCCGATCAAATACGAACTCTCGCCAAGTCAGATAAACGCATTGCATATGTCATTTTTAACCGCAAGATTGCAAGCGCTCGAAGCCTCTGGCGTTGGCGCAAATACACAGGAGTTAATCCACACACCAGCCATATACACATCAGTTTTACGAAAGCTGGCGACACGGATTCGAAGTTTTTTAACATCCCATTACTAGGAGGAACAGATGAGCCAAGATCTAAAAAAGATGCTAGGAAGTTGGGGACGAGCCTTCCTAACAGCTGCACTTGCACTTGTTGCAGCGGGAGAGACTGACCTAAAAAACATTGCCTACGCTGGTGCCTTGGCAACGATTCCACCTGTAATGCGTTGGTTGAATCCTAAAGATGAAGCCTATGGTCTACGGTGACCGCTAGTGATTGGGCGGGATTCGTTCTCGCTATTGCCTCGACGCTTGCTATTTTTATTGGCGGTTTGCGTTATTTGGTTCGCGGTTGGTTGTGGACTCTTACGCCGAATGGTGGATCATCTCTCGCAGACAGATTGGCAAGAATAGAGACACGCCAAGAACAGATGATGGAACTTCTCAAGAAGTAAGGGACACTTATCCACATGGCAAGAAAAGCAACTAAGGCGCTAGAGGATCAGGGCTACACTAAATTAGATGCTTACTGCATCGGTTTACATGAATACTATTTATCGTTGCGTAGATCAGGATTTACGGAAGATCGCGCTCTTTATATGTTATCGGTCGTAGACTCTTATCCAGGTTGGATCTTGCCAGACCCTATCGAGCCAGAGCGGTTTGGTGACTATGAGGACGACGACGAGGACTAATGACAGTAAAACGAATTGCTTGGATATCAGATATTCAGGCACCGTTCTTTCATGAAGCAGCAGTCAAGAATCTAGGCAAATTTTTAAGAGCTTATAAACCTCACCAAACCATCTGCATAGGTGATGAAATTGATCTACCTCAACTTGGTGGATTTGCTCAACCATGGCAAGAGGTAGAAGGCAACATCGATGAGGATCGCAAACTCACTTTAGAGATTCTTGAATACCTAGGAGTTACAGACGTAGTTGGCTCCAATCATGGAGCGCGTGTTTACAAGTCTTTATCTCGGAGACTGCCAGCCTTTATGAACCTTCCAGAGCTTCGTTACGACAAGTTTATGGGCTATGACAAGGCTGGAATCAAGTATCATCCAAACGGCTTTGACTTTGCTCCTGGTTGGCACACTTGCCATGGAGACGCTTTTCCACTATCAAACAAGCCTGGACAAACAGCTTTAAACGGTGCTATGCGAATGGGCAAATCAATTGTGTCGGGACACACTCACAGACTTGGATTATCAGCCCACTCAGAAGCCTCTGGAGGGCGATACGGGCGCATTGTGTGGGGAGTTGAGGTTGGCAACTTAGTAGACCTATCAAGCCCTGGTATGGGCTACACAAAGGGTTATGCTAATTGGCAGATGGGCTTTGTCGTAGGCACACTTCATGGCAAGCGGTTTACGCCTGAACTTATTCCAATTGATCCAAAGGATGGCTCATTCATTTACCAAGGCAAACGCTGGGGCTAAATCGTTATCGTTTCGTTATGTAAATAAACGTGTAATTGTCTGCCAGATGTGAGACCGTAATCCTGTAGCCAACAATGGTTGCAGAATCGGGAGCAAAAGAAATGGATCTACAAGTACCAGTAATCTTGTTATTACTAGCTGCTAATGTTTTATGGTTTATTGTGGGTTGGGGCAAAGGTTTTCAGGAAGGCAAGCGAGAAGGCTTGGCAGTTGGCAAGATCAGTCAGCGCGTGAGTGTTAATGCGCGCTAATGACATCCTTGATGAAGCAAAAGACCTCATTGCAGACAGAGGTAAAGATTACGGCTTGGCAGCTCTCAATCACCTTCGAATTGCCAAACTCTGGTCAGCCTATCTTGAACGCAACATCGAGCCTCACGAAGTCGCAATCTGTATGGCACTTGTCAAAATCTCACGCATACAAGAAACAAGCCTCCACCAAGACAGTTACAAGGACGGCGCAGCATACATTGCGCTCGCTGGACAGATTGCATCAACTGACTGGACTGACCTTGACAGTTATTAAAGCAGCACCTGGAGTCTGGTGCGATTACTGCAAAGTGCGATTTGGCACTAATTCAATACTTGGTCAAAAGGCTGCAAGTTACACAGTCATAAGCAATCACCCAAAAAGCCAAGGGACTCGACGACACTATTGCAACAGTTGCGCCATCGAGGTTCAGACGTGGGCAGACGGTACAGTCTGGTCATTACCGGAACAAACCGAGTATCTAATGAAACAAGAGGAGTTACCAAGTGTTTAATTTGGCAGATTATGAGACCGTTGAAACCCGTTTAGAGAAGTTCATCAAGGACTTCCCCGATTTTAGAATAAGCACAGAATTGGAGTCTTTCCAGAATGATCGATTCATTGTTAAAGCATACTTATATAGAACTTTCGCAGATAGCGTGGCGTTTTCGACAGGATACGCTGAGGAGAAGGTTACTGATCGCGGTGTTAATTCGACTTCAGCTTTGGAGAACTGTGAGACTTCAGCGATCGGTCGAGCGCTTGCAAACGGCGGTTACGCAGCTAAAGGCAAGAGACCTTCAAGAGAGGAAATGAGCAAAGTTGAACGCCTAACCGCTAAAGATATTGCCAAGGCTAAAGAAGTCCCATCATTTAAAACTAAAGAGGAAGCATTAGCTGCTGATCCTTGGAGTAATGAGCCAATCTATGCAGATCCTAAGCAACCACAGGCGATTAGTGCAGCTGAGGCTATTGCTAATGTAGAAAACATTTTAGGGGTTCAGAATCATGAGGAATGTGAGCATGGTGATATGAAATGGAAAGAGGGCGAAAAGAACGGACGCGCTTGGGGCGGATTCTTTTGCCCAGGTGGAAATGTAGCACCGGCGCAGAATTGCCCTACTCGCTGGTATAACCTTGAATCTAACGGCAAATGGGGCAAGCAGAAGGCGAGAGCATAATGGGATTTGTTGAAGTAAACATAAACGGTCAATGGATGAACTTAATGCATTTGACTTTAAGATGTCAGTTATGTAATGAGGAAATTATCTTGGCTCATGTAGCAAAGATTGAAAATGCTGATGCTCCAGTTAATGCCACTTGGACTTGTAAGAAATGCCATTCAATCAATGGCTAATCATCGCAAACATCGAGGCTATCGAACTCAAAAGGTTATAGCCGAGTATCTAAAACAATGGTGGGCTTATGCAGATACTGCCGGTGCTGGTCGCCAGGGTGAGGATATTCTTAACATCCCAACGCTTAGCATCGAGGTAAAGGCTAGGGCGGATTTTCAACCTTTAGCTTGGATTAAACAAGCTGAGGCTAATAGCAACCAAAAGTTACCTTTAGTAATTATGCGTTGTAATGGTCAAGGTGAGGATGTTGGGCAATACTTGATGTTTGGACGTGTACAGGATCTTGTACCACTACTTCATCAAGCTGCGCCAAGTCATGAGATCCAAAGATGCACTCAATGCGGATCTTGGAACTTTGAAGGGAAGGATTGTCTGCCATGCCGATATATGAATACAAATGCGTAAAGTGCCAGATATCAATGGAATTAGAGAAATCAATCCATGAGGAAGCTGATCCAATCTGTTGTGGGGAGGCTATGCGCCGCGTTTATAGCAGCTTTGGTATAACCTTTAAGGGAACAGGTTGGGGACACCAATGAAACGAAACACCGTTCTGACCTGCACTTATACAAATGGATTTGACAGCGATGGTACGCTAACGGCGCAGAGCCCTTCAGGGGCTCACCGCGACCCGCTGAGGCGGGTAGGTCGCGGGGTGCTAGTAGCTATTGGGATATCTCTGTTTACACCTGCTTACGCAGATGCACCTGTACAGGCAATACCATCTATGACAATACGAGAATATGCAGCTGTATTAGTCGATGATAAAACACAAATGAAATGCTTAGGTTTACTCTATGGTAAAGAATCAGCATGGAATCCAGATGCTGTTAATGGATCACACTATGGAATACCACAAGGACGATCTATCTATCTAAAGACTGCACTACCAG